CGTATTCAATGATGTATATTCTCTTAAGGAATTTGCAGACCCAGAAAAGTACAAGACATATTCAGAGTTGAAAAAGAAACTCTATGATGTTCTTGGTGAAGAAGAAATTGCCGATACGCTACAAGAAAACACAGTTGCGGAGTTGAATGTGACTCGTGAGCCTGTTATTAATAACGCTCCGACTCCTACATCCGCACTAGCTGAGACCCCAGCACCACCTACCAATGTGGATACGGAGGTCGCGGAAGGAGATGAAGACACACTTAGTTATTTTGCCAAATTGGCACAAAGTTAAGGGTTAAGAATCTCTCCATGGCACAGATCGGCATCAGAAATGGTGCCGATCTTTTTGCTTAAAAGCAAGCTGCAACAAGTTCTAGTGTACGATCAATATGCCTATCAGAATTGATCGTTGTATTTGTAATATTTTGATCTCCTGCATTATTAACAACAGCAGTATTACCTACACTATTACTAGCTGCTTTAAGTGCTTCGGCTTCTCTCATTTGATCAATCTGTCTCTGATTCGTCTCAAGTTGTGCTCCAGATGAATTCTCTGCAAGAAGGATTTTCCTTCTTTCCGCGACGAATTCGTTGTGATCTGCACCATATAATGAACCTAACTTGTTCATGTCTGATTCAGAATGTTTCCCAGACTTCTTCATTGACTTGAGTATCTGCCGCTTTATGAACAAATCGAATTGTTCCTCTGATATTTGCCCAGTGCGTAATCCGTGCTCTTGTAATCTAAGTTTTTTTCTCGCGCCTTCTGCACTTTGAGATGAGTTTGATCTAGCTAATCCATCCAGCACTTTCTTTTTAATATCTGGGTCCATCTCATCACCACTTGCAACTTGACCGATCGCTTTGTTACTCATAGCACCAACTTCACCATACTGCTTAAAAGTCTTGTCACTAAACTTATTAACTGACTTATTCGATAAAGATGCTGTTGAGGCAGACCCTACAGTTTTTGGAGCAGCGGCCACTCCTGTTGCTATTACCGACATATTTTTCATTACTTCAGCAACTGTTTTTAATTTCAGTTTAGAAAGTCTTTTAATCTGATCAACAAATTCTTCTAATTTATCAGGCTCGCCAGTATCGAAATTCTGGATAGCCTCTCCAAGACTATCGATTGATCCTGCAACTGTTTCTAAGTCTGGTCCAACCTTACCTAATTCAATAAATTTACCAACAGGATCATCTGAAAAGAAATTCAATACTCCTCCAACAGCCGCAGCCGCCGCAAAGGCTACTAAAGCTGCAGATACTGCGGCTATTCCACCAGAAGCTAGATAAAGACCCGGTCCAACACTAGATAGTAGTACAAGAGAATCAATAAAACCTGATAAGAAGTCACCCACAGCCTCAATTACCATACTTGTAGCCATTCCAAATCCAACTAAAAAGGGTGTCATTAATTCTAGAGCCTTACCAAACATCATAAAGGCTCCTGCTGCCGGAATCATTGCTGCACCAAGCGCTGCTATTGCCGCGGCACCTATAAAGATTGCAGGTGAGATAAATGATAGACCGAAAGCAGCTAAGCCTAATGCAGCCAGAACTCCTATTCCTATTCCCACACCTTTCCAATTAATATCAGCAAATTGTTGAAAGGCTTTACCCGTAATAAACATTGCACTACCAAGGGCAATAAGTACACCTGCTCCTATTAAATATTTTGGATTCGAAATTGCTTTAAGACCTTTACCCAATCCTTTTAACAATCCAGATATTCCCGCACCTGCGCCTTTTCCTATTCCAGCCATCGCGCCTCCAGCTGCCCCACCTGCCGCGGCCTTTGCACCACCAAAACCAAATTTAGATTTAATACTATCTTTAATTGAACTTAAAACGCCACCTGCCGCCTTTTTTTCAGGGCCACTATCTTTAGAATCATTGTCACTTATCTCATTGAGAGCTTCGATTTGCCTCTCTTGTCTAGCTATATCTTCTTTACGATTTTCTCTAGCCTGTAATACATCACCTTCTGATGATTCTACTAATGATTCTAGAGATGAACTTGTATTTGTAATAGCCTCAAGAGCATCAGGGGGAATAACAGAAGATGCTGCTCCTGCTGGAGCACCTCCAACTGCTGGAGCACCTCCACCTACACCACCAGTAATATTATCGACTGCTTCCTGTGGATCAAATTTCTTGGCAGCCTTGGAAATTCTATTTAATAGACCTTGGCGAATCAGAAAGAATCTAGTCTTTGTAAGAAAATCTTGTTCTGGCGTTGCACCAAGAACATCATTAAGTGACATCTTTGGATCAATTTCTAATTCAACACCCTCTGTTGCTTTTTCAACCTTTTGAAGAATATTTCTCTTTATTCTTAACCATCTTAAAGCATGGATTATATTTATTTTTGGAGATTCACCAAGAATATCAGATAATTTCAATTGCTTATCAATATCTAAGTCTAGATTACCACCCTTTGTGGCTTTATCAACAGATTGAAGAATATTACTCCTAACTTTTAAAAATTTAAAAGCCAATGCGAAATTTAAATTCTTCAATTCCGTCATATCACCCATTAAGGATGATAAAGAAATAGTCTTATCAATATCTAATTCTAACTTGCCACCTCCTGTAGCCTTTTGGACAGAATCCAAGATATTGCCTTTTATGGCATCAAGTTCATCCACGAACTTTAGATTACTACTTTTTATACCAGAAACTAACTGCTTAGTTGCATCGTCGATAGTCTTGCCAAGTTCGCCCGCTTGTTTTTCAAGTGATACTTGCAATTTATCATTGATGTCATTAAGTTTATTATTTTCCTCAGGCATTTCTTTGTTTTATTCTCTCATTTTCTTCTTTAATATAATTCTGTAACATTCCAATGTAAATTTGTCTTTCCCATGGCAACATATTATCTAGTTCAGTCAAACTATATTTATGATGCTGCATCAAGGAGAAGTTAGTCTGATAGTGATTAACCAGTGATTCGTGAGAAAGACTTAGATAAAAAAATCACTCAGTCCAGAAAGTTTATATTCATTTTCATGTCCACAGAACTTGCATGTATATTTAAGATTATGTTCTAGTTTAGGTTGGTTAGCAATAAATTTTTGAATAGACTCTAAGTGTTTATGTCCTAAAGAATCAACGAAAGTTTCGAGTTCACTTCGATCTGTTTCATCCGTAAGATAAACATTATCTTTATCAAAGATAGACTCAATTGATGCAATGATAGCTGATGTTACATCATTATCATCTTCCATTGAATCTATATCTTTAACACGAATTGAGCGAAGAGTGAGACCAATCTCTTCTTCAATAATAATTCTAGGGTCCACTTCTGTTTCGGGCCAGTGAATTTTAGCTTCTGTTAAATCAAGGGTTACTACATTTTCTTTACCACACTCTTCACATTTGATATTGAAATCTACTGTCTCTCCAACACTGATCGCTCTTAGTTGAAGGAATATATATTCGAGATCGAACATGGTCAGATCGTTTACTTTAATTTTATTAAATGCACAAACATTAATAATTTCTTTAATCATCTTGAGGATTTGTTTTTGATCCTCAGATTGTTGAGCTTGGATTAATAGTTTTTCTTCTTTAACAAGGAATGGTCTTATCTCGATCTTTTTCTTTGTAGATGGAATCTCAATCGTGTGTTTAGATGTTTCTAATACTGGTAATGGCATAATATTTTAATAATTTAGTTAATGATTTAGTTAATAATATATTTATACAGATTTAAATTTTATCCCCTTCATGTATAATATCTCGGCATGCAAAAGTTACTGACAATTTTAAGGCAGAATCCACTGTTTCATTTGATTTTTCAATAGCACTCACAGTTATAGGATAGCAATCGACGGCTTTTATAGCATATTTAGGATTATTTTGTTTATCTTCATGTTGAAAAGATAAATCAGCTACATATTCATCAAGATAACGAGCCTTGTATGTTTTTTGATCAATGATTCCTGCTTGCCATGTTTCAAAGATTTTCTTTACGTAAAAATCTTCTGTTAGTCTGAATGTAACACTGAGTTCATCATTCAGATAACCACTTGGCATTTTTAATAAATTTCTATACATCGAATAATCAATGCTTTCAATTTGTTTGCCTGGAAATGTGATGGATTCACAAAGTAGCGTCTGTGCACTCAAGTCAAATCCTTCGACTTCATCTATTACATATTGAGGTGCGTTGAAGAAAGCCGTGAATCTATTTGGATTTGCTAATCCTCTCTTGTTTATCTGACCTAATAATGCTTTTATTGTTCTGGTATCCATATTAATATATTAATTCTTTTGATGCCTTCCAAATGATTGCTTTACTTTTTCTGACAAATTGTTCAGTTGGTAGAAATAGTGCTGCTTCCCATTCTGTTGCTGGGACTTCGGCAATTGTTGATTTTACATTTGAATTTAAGTATCTCTTAAAGCACGGCGCAAATTCTTTTAGTTTTGAAGATGATTTAAGAAAATTGTATGTGATTCTAAATCTTGTTGAGTCATTATATTTCTTATTACTCTTAAAATCTAAAAGTTTATCAAAGAATTTTGCTCTCAATGTAGGAGATAAGTAGTGTAAATTTAATCCATAGAAACCATCTGATGTTCTTTTTACCATAATGATAAGAGGAAATCTATCATAGTAGGGTAGTGTATCTTTTGTTTTTGGATCATAGAAATACATGAACATACGACCCGAAAGAGGTTTGTCTACCTTTTTCAATGCACTATCTTTTAGTAATCCAGTACGTGAAGGTCTAGTAATAGACGAAAGTGTTTTTCTGAACCATTTGAGTGATTCATCTGATCTAGGATTAACACCTGCTCTAAAAGCCTTTGCCTGAATTTTATCAAAATAAGAAGTCTTTGCCATATAATATATTTATATCATGTTAGTAGTTTTATTCCAAATGATTTCATTGTTCTTTCAGTCCATATCTGAAATACCCAACCACGACTATCACAATATTCTCTTGCTGCTTCCCATTTAGATTGATTTTTTACGTATGTCATCACCTCATTGATATATTTTTTAGTCTTCCTTGATCTTACCTTTGGTTCCTTTGTTTGTGCTTCTGGTTTTATTTCGATAATATAAGTTTTCCCATCTGACAACTTTATTTTTAAATCTGTATAATATCTGTGCATTTTTCCATCAGTCTTACACTTGTATGGAACAACTACTTCTTCACTAGACCATTTTACCACTTTAGGGTGCTCATCAAGCCATCTGAAAGCCTGTCTTTCCCATAGGGATCGAAACACACAATTTGATGAATCACCTTCATATTTATTAATATTCTTAACTCTATATTTTCCTTTGTATGTTTTCATATAAATAGATATAACTAATTATTTATATGGATACACCTACACTACTATTCCCCTTGGAGATTTCCTCCCAGCCTGAAAGACCAACCATAAGATTCACAGCCTATGACCGAAGTAATGGTAAAGCTGATCAGCATCATATAGTTCTTCCATGTCCACAATCCTTAGCATTCTCAGATGCTGCCGACTTTAGTTCAATAGATTTAGGTGCACTTGGTGGTACAATAGCAAGTGGAGTAGAAAATGGTGTGGGTAATACTGTATCTTCGACCAGAGTAACTGATGTTCTACAAGTCGCTGCAGCAAAAACGCCAAGTTCTGATACTGTATCATTTGTTCGGAAGACTGTAGTAAATCCAAATACAAATACTACTTTTAAATCTAATAGAGTTCGTAACTTTGCATTTAATTTTAAGATGATTGCAAGATCACAACAAGAGTCTGATGTAATTCGATCAATACATTCTAAATTCAGAAAATTTACATACGCATCACAAAGTGGTGGTGGTAGTAATCTGATGTTAGATTTTCCTCCAGTGTGGACGATTCGTTTTCTTGATTTTTCATCGGATACTGATGAAAATACATTCATACCTAAAATATATTCTTGTTATCTTACCCAAGTTGAATCTACATTCAATTCTGATGCCAATCTTTATTTTAGGGATTCTGCACCTCTTGTAGTTGATATCTCTTTACAGTATCAAGAGACAAGGGCTCTTACAAGAAATGATATCGATAGTATGGATAATGATGTTGCAGGTCGCCGAGGAATTGATGAGAGTGGTAATCCTAGAGTCACACCTAAACCTACAGTACAAAATCAAGAAGCAAAGCCAACAGCTACTACACCACTATCAAGCAGAGGTCGCCGTCCGCGAGCAGGTGCTAGGAGAAATATAGTAGATAGAAGAAGAGGATAAAAATATGAGATTTTTTTCACAGTTTCCAATTACAGATTATAAAATTAATGGAGAGGCCACTTCTTCTTCATTAATTGATATTTACAGACACGTTGATGTCAATGAAACATTAATTGATGATATAACAAGTTATAGATTATATAATATTAAAGATGGTGAAAGACCTGATATCGTTTCATTTAAATTATACGGTTCACCAGAATATCATTGGAGTTTTTTCATAATAAATGAAGAACTGAATAGTATGAATGATTGGCCAAGGAGTTTTAATGAACAGGCTTCTTTCATTGATAAAAAGTATGATGAACATTCCGTCTTAGAGTTTTTTCCATATCAAGAAACATTAATAAATGCATTCCCACTTGAAAGTATACCTTCTAGATTCACTACATTTGATCTACCAAATGGGAATGGAGCCTACAGCAGGATTATTGATGGAACTTATGGCGAACCCAGATGGATAATATCTCGTATCGATGGACAAAGGATAATTATTTCTATCCGTAAATATGATGTAGATGATGAATTATCATATGCCTGGACGATTAAGAATATAACGCCAGGAACCATTAATAGTGATCCTTTCATAAGACTTCCAAAGGGTTCATTAAATGATGTATTCGCTCAAAGATTTTGGGAACAGACAGGATGGTATAATGAAATAACATCTACCAATGTTGTCGAAGAACCAAAATTCACATTTGGTAAAGAAATATTAAAATATCATAATTATTTTGGAAATATAGATTTTAGTGATCCGAATGTAAAAATAAAAGTTAAGGGAACAAATCACGAAGCAGATGTTGAAGCTTATGATTCTGAAAGACTTCAACTTTGGGTCAAAAATATTTCTGCCAATTCTTTTCTATCTAATGATGAACTCACTTATGTATTAGATTATGATTCGGATGCTGCAGTATCAGAGAGAGAAACTTGGTTAAATACCAATATCTTACCTTGGTTACAAGAACATCACGGCGATCAATACAATAATTTAATTAATGATGAAAGAGTTATATCAGATAATATTCTTCCTTATACACGAGGTTTTTTAGATACTAATTCAGCCTCGAATACTTCGACAACGATACTTGGAGAAGTATTGAATGTAGGAAATGGAATCATTAAATTGGGAACCTTAGATTCTAATATTCAATTTAGTATAACTTCTGGCGGAGTTGGTAATATCATTGGAGTTGATTCGTCTACATCATACAATGTTTCATCTACAAGTGGTCGTGTAATGGATGATTCTTCTAATGAAATGCAGGTAACCATTGCATCAATGCCTGAAATTAGTGGAACATACTTTGCAACAGACAGCTTACTTGACTATGTTCCTGCAGCAGGACCTATTGATGGAATGACTAAATGGATTCACCCTGAAACCGGAACCACCATCGTAGCAAATAATTTTATTGAGACAAGAGGCTACGAGTATTTACTCACCACTTTTTTCTATCCAGATGAGCAACCCCATAACATTATCGTCGGCCTTGGTGGAGTTGCTCCTAACTTTATTGATCGGCCTTGGAAGACTATTCAGAATCCTAATATTGGCTTTGGAATCTCAGTTACTGCTCCTATCGTAAATTCAATCACATTAGGTAATGGTAGTGGAACATATACAGTAGGAGAAAAAGTCACACAGAATATTTCTTATGATAGAAGTAAATATGATGCAGGTGGTGTAGATAGTACCGGGATTATAAGTGGGACTAATTTCTTTAGAGGATCAATCACATCCTTTGTAAATAAGAGTGTTACAGATTTATTATATTCTGATTATCTCCCTAATGTGGAATTTAAGACCAAACGTACATGGTTAAAGTCTTATAACGCACCACATAATTATTTAAGTGATGATGGAGATGATATTACTACGTATGATGCTCTAAAAGCCGATGCAGATAATGATGCTTATGTCACTTATTTTTCTGCTGAAGAAGAAGAGAATGAATCTAAGAAGAATATAAGAGTATTGAGGGATGCAGATGTCGAATCATTTGCAGATTATTATAAAGAACTGATCAATGAATAATGTATCAAGAAATATTGACTTTGGTACTAATAAAAGTGTTGTACCGGGCGCCTATAAAATAAAAACAGTTACTTTTTTTAATCATGATTCGAAAGAACTTGAAATACAAAATGTAATAACTAAAATTTCTATTACGGAAAGTATCTATTCAAATACTCTCATATGTAAGATGAATATTAGAGATACCAATAATCTCATTGAAGATTTTCCTCTTATTGGTCAAGAAAGAGTTAAAGTAAAATTTGAGAGGCGTGGCGAAGACGGCACAGATAAGTCTATTGACTTAGAATTTTTTATTACGGAATATCCTTTATATGGTAGAGGTTCTGAAAAGCACGTACAAGTTTTTTCTTTCACTGGTATTTCAAAACACGCATATCTTTCTAGATTCAAGAAAATATCTCGTTCTTTTACAGGTCTGACATCTGATGAGATTTCTAATATCATAACAAAGGATTTGGGTGCAGACAGTTTTGTCTTAAATAGCCCTCCTATATCAAGATTCAAGGGAACTATCAATACACAAACACCACTAGATGCTGTAGAATGGTTGAGGAAGAAGTCATTCGATGATAATCAATCACCTTATTATCTTTATCAGAATCTTCATGGCGACATTAATCTGTCTTCACACACTGAATTGGTTGAGCAGGAGACTTATCTTGAATATTATAGTAGTAGAGATTTTAATCACCTACCAAATAGTGAAGATGATTATCTTGAAAGAAAACATAGAATACTTGAAATAACTTCTGATCTTAAACTAGGGAAAATATTTCAGGCTATTGATGGAGCATATGCTTCAGAAAATTTTTATCTTGACATTGGAAATAAAACTTTCACTTCAACTGAATTTTCTCATTCTCTTGAAAAAAATTCTCTTGGAAAAAAATCACCTTTCTCTTCAAGTTTTTTAATTGAAGATGAATCAATCAATAATAAATTTCAGTCTCATCACGAATATATTTCGACTAATGCTCTTGCCTTTGGTGATATAAATAAGAATTATAACGAGATGAAAAAAGAAAGTGGGGGCATTACCAAAGCCTTCGTTGAAAATCTTGAGACTATTACACACGATTTAAAACTGTTTGGAGATTTTGATTTAAATGCTGGAAAAGTTATTCATATAACACTTCCTCGGGCGGTAGAACCTGCAATACAGAGAGAGGTAGTTCATGAGACTAAAGATGGATACATTGATGAACATCTATCTGGTAGATATCTAATAACATCTTCTATACACACATTTGAAGATGGTGAATATTTTACACGACTTAAGTTGAAGAGAGATTCCTTTACTATAGATTTATAATTATGAATACTGAAAATTTTATGAAGAACGGTGGAAGATTTCACTGGTTCACAGGTGTTGTTGAAGATATCCAAGACCCTAAAGAGATGGGCAGGGTTCGTGTGAGATGTTATGGTTATCACACAAAGAATAAAGATGATATCCCAACAGAAGATTTACCTTGGGCATCACCAATGCTTCCGATCACTTCTCCATCAATGACAGAATTGGGTACTTCGGCTACAGGATTATTAAAAGGTACATGGGTAATTGGTTTCTTTAGAGATGGCTCTAATGGTCAAGACCCTATTATTATGGGAACGATTCCTTCGATGTCTTCTGCTGTTGATTATCAATATGGATTTACTGATCCAGAAGAAAGATATCCAGTAGCATCTAAGTTAGATATTCCAGAAACACCACTTGCAGCCAAATCGAATGAAGAGGCTTATAAAACAGCATTCTCCTACACAAAGAAAGTAGAATTGAGAGATACTCATGATATTGTTCCAACTGCAAATGCTGCTCACAATAATGATTGGATGTTTCCTCCCATTGATTCTGTTATTAAACCACAATATCCAAAGAATCATGTTATGGCTTATGAGAAAGCCGATGATACGAAGGAAGATTCTCATATAGTTGAATATGATGTGACACCGGGTCAAGAAAGAATCTCAACTATTCATAGAACTGGAACGTATCATGAAATAACACCAACGGGTGATGAAACAACCACAATTGTTGGAAGTGAATTTAAGATAGTTGTTAAAGATCAAAATGTTAATGTCGTAGGAAATTGTAATTTAACAGTTGACGCTAACTGTTCGACTTACATTAAAGGTAATTGGAATATTCAGGTTGATGGAAATGTAGTTACAAATGTCGGAGGCAGTTACGAAGAAAATATTGGCACCACATTGAAACAGACTACTGGTGGAACGTGTACAGAGTCTTATGGTGGAAATCAAACAACAACTGCTCCCAATATACTACTGAATTGATATAAATAGAAATATGGGTAATAGTTTTTCAGATAGTAATACAACTTCTCTTGTTTCCAGAAGGAGATCATATGCTGATCTACCCCTATCTTTTGCAATCCATCCCAATACAAAAGACCTCACAGCATTGAAAGACATCGATGCAGTAAAACAGTCTGTTAAGAATCTTGTATTAACAAATTTTACCGAAAGACCATTTCAGCCCAGAGTAGGATCAAATGTGACACGTTTGTTATTTGAGAATTCTGATCCATACACACAACTGGCTATTAAAGATGAAATTCTCAGAGTATTAAGAGAATATGAACCCAGAGTAAATGGTGTGACAGTGGAAGTGATTGATCAATCTGATCGTAATTCATACCAAATTAATATACAATTCAACGTAATATTCTCTGACAGAAGAGAAGAAACTAATTTTTACCTCGAAAGAACACGATAATGGCACAATTCAATGTAACAGAACTAGACTTTGATAGGATAAAAGAAAATCTTATTAATTATTATAAAAATTATCCTGGCGATAAATATAAGGATTATGATTTTGAGGGCGCCGGACTTAATGTGTTGATGGATATTCTTGCATATAATACACACTATAATGCAATTACAGCACATACTTCAATTAATGAAACATTTCTTGATTCTGCTCAATTGAGAGCAAATGTAGTTTCACGAGCCAAACTATTAGGTTACACACCAAATAGTGTGAGAGCATCATACTGTTCTCTCACATTACAATTTGATGCTTCAGTTAATTCTAGTCAAGAATCTTTTACACTTGTGGGCGGAAAGAAAATTACAACAAAGATTGATGGCACGACCTATACATTCATAACTCTTCAAGATTCTACTACATCTCTAGTTGATGGAAAATATACATTTGAGGATATAGTATTCTATCAAGGGATAGTTAAAACTCAAAGATTTGTTGTTCGTGATACTGCAGAAAGTGGACAGAAATATGTATTGAAAGATGTTACAGCTGATGTATCACAATTAAAAGTTAAAGTTTATGATAACGTAAACAGTGATAATTTTTCAATCTATACAAAATTTGCCACATTTAATGATATAACAGATAGTAGTGAAATATATTTTATCACAGAAAATCATGATGGAAATTATGAAATAGAATTTGGTAATAATGTCTATGGTAAAAAACCAAGTTCTCAGAATATTATTGAATTTGAATACGTAAGTACACTTGGAGAACAAGCAAATAATGCAACTTCTTTCACATGGGCATCGAGTGATCCAGCTCCGACTGCAATCACATTGGTATCTAAGGCTGCAGGAGGTGCGCCCAAAGAAAGTACTGAATCAATTCGATTTAATGCTCCACTAACATTTGCATCACAAGAAAGAGCAGTTACAGTTGATGATTACTTAGCTTTAATTAATAGAGATTTTCCTGCAGCTGACATTATTTCTGTTTGGGGCGGTCAAGATAATGTTCCACCCCAATATGGAAAGATTTTTATATCAATAAAACCTAGTTCAGAAAATACATTAACGGATACTGAAAAACAACAATTAACAGATTTACTATCTTCAAAAAATGTTGCATCAACTACCACAGAAATAGTTGATCCAGATTTTACATATCTATATTTTGATGTATTCTTTAAGTATAATTCAAATCAGACTGACTTGAGTAAAAATGATCTTGAATCTGATGTAAGAACAGTTTTAAGAAATTATAATGATGATGTTATCTCAAGTTTCAATACTGTATTCCGTCATTCAAATCTACTATCTACGATTGATAGTTCAAATGATTCGATCATCAGTTCAGTTGCTAGAGTCTATGCTTATAAACAAAAGGCTTTGCAAGAAGGAGATACAATATCGTCTGAACTCTCATTTGGATTTGAGATTTATGGTGATATAGATGATAATGAATCCTTTATATCCTCAGACACATTCAAATATCTTGATTTCATTGTTAGTTTAAGTGATGAACCTTTAAATGCTACAACAAGAAAGATATCTATTTTTAGAGTTGACTCTACAGGAGCCATGATCAAGGTTCAAGATAATGTTGGCACACTCACACCATCCACGGGTTTAATTGCATTAAATCCTATACCAACTCAAGAAGCAAAGACAATTAACATATATGTTTCTCCAGCGTCAAATGATGTTGTTGCAAAAAGAAATAATTTAATTCAATTTGATGTTGATAAATCTGATATTTCTGGAGACATCGATACTATTGCTGTAGGTGGAGCATCTGGTGCTGGCGATTATAAAACGTATAATAGACAAGATTAATGGAAATAGCAATTGCAACAGCGAGGCCCGCAACCACACAATCAAATACTGTGGATTCTCTTGTGCCTATGCACTTGAGAGAAGGTGCTAAAAACTTCATTAATTTTATTGAAGATTATTATTCTTATCTGAATACTGATGGGCTACCATCAAAAGATATAGACAATATTGTTTCAGAACAAGATATTGATCGTACATCTATTCAGTATTTGGATTTGATACAAAAAGAGATAGCCAAAAATATTCCGAGGGCAGCCGCATTTGATAGAGTTTCTCTTTACAAGAAAATAGTCAAGTATTATTTGACAAAGGGTTCCGAAGACAGTATTATAAATTTCTTTAAGATTTTTTATGATGATGTCATCTCTATTCAGTATCCTCGTGAGCAGTTATTTAAACTATCATCTGGTAATTATAATGGCGCGGCCTATCTCGATACTAAAGGATTTTTATCTGATTCAGATGTTATCCAAGATAGTTTTTTCTGGCAGGATTTTTCATATGTGATTAACTCTTCGGTATCGGTACTTGAATGGAAGAATTCATTCAATGATCTGGTTCATCCTGCAGGATTTAAATTCTTTGCAATATTATCTTTACTTATAGCAAGAAGAAACAATTGGATAGGTCGATTTGTTAGATTTAATTCACTGACACGGAAATACGAGAAAACACTACCCGACAACTATTATGATTTGTATAAGACACGAAACTATGATGATCTCAATTGGCAAATAGGATTAACTCAGCCACATAAGTCAGATTATAGTGATGATATTGGTGATCATATGCCAATGTTTCAATATGGTTTATTAGGGAATGTGATCAATGTGAATCTAACTCTTAAGAATTTCCAGAAAATCAATGAACTTGATGAAGATGGATTTCTTAGACTTGTTAAAGTAACTCTATTATTTTTATCACAAAGTGATGCAAATCATTATGAAACTACCAGAGATGACTACATTAAAAATTTAAAATTCTTGGATAAAGATAGTATCAATGAATATAAAAATGTAACGATAAATAAAACTATTAATAGGAATAGACTATTTTCAAATATATCTAGCTTTATATCAGTAAGTTCAACTGAATCATTTAATCTTATAACATTAAGTGGTGATGATATAACAACTCTAACAAACTCCAATGAAATCAATATTATCACTTGAATATATCTCATTTTCATTTTAAATACATATAAATAACATCGATGAGCGCAATAATTACAAATAATTTTAGAAAAGAATCTTGTAAAAGATTTATAGACGATGTAATCTCTTCTGGGAGCGATTACTTCATTGGACTGGGGAAAACTGATAAGTGGCCAGATGACGCTACGTTACCAGAAGACAATCCGTTGTTTTCTGTTCCACTACCAAACGGAACCATTATCGAAGATGCTGATGTACTAGACAATCTTATTTCCTTGGTAAAAGTATCTGATCAAAAAGCTCTTATCCCAAGGAACGAATGGAAAAGTGGTAGAAAATATAAAGTTTACGATCCATATGATCCTAAAACTTTCGATCTTGAGGGCAGCCAATATCCTTCATACATTACAGTAAATAATAATATCTATGTCTGCTTAGATAATAAAAATGATAATGGTGAGTTAGTAGCATCAACTGAATCACCATACGGTGCTACATTGACAGCCTATACCACATTTGACACAGATAATCATGTAAGGAAGACAAGTGATAGTTACGTCTGGGCATTTCTACAGAATAATGATGAAGCTTCACCATTTTACACTCCAGAATTTATTCCAGTCAATGTCGATTTGACTGATTTTACAAATGCCCGTGCAGCTACAGGTGGACTTCTATATAATTTTAATGTAGAAACTAGTGGAACAGGTCTCGACAGTACTACAGTATTCAAATTAACTGGAATTGATGTAAATGGTAACGCTAAGCCCGAAGTGATTCTAAATACCGATTCAAGATTTGCTTTACAAATTGGTGGTGGTAATAACTCTCTTCAGAGAATTGATTATGTCGATATAAATGATGTATCATCACCTTCGGATGTTTTAACTGGTTATTTTAAAGCAACAGTTCAAGTTTATAATTCTAATGGTACTTTGAGAGATGATGTTGTTGTTAGACCTCTTATTGCTCCGCTAGATGGTTTTGGCTCTAGACCTATGTCTGATCTACCTTCCTTTTATGCCGGCTGTTATAGTCGATTTACAGGAACAGTCGATGGTGAAGCCCTTGTGGATACACCCATTCGTCAGATATCTCTTGTAAAAAATCCAGAAAGAAGTCTTGATAGCCCATCGGTTAATGATGATGGTGCATCATATGAAGATGAAAATGCCTTGGATGCAGTTAATTACATTCAATTTGCCCCAGGTACACTTGCGGCCGCGGCTCCGACTGGATCAATAATTTTGCAGACTCATACAGGCTCGGATACCATTGCATATGTTGATGGCTATGATACTACAAATGATAGAATTTATTATCACAGTAATTCCAGTAATGATGTGAATTATATTCCATTTTCTGCCGACGATGATATAACTGTAACACCTTCTACTGGAGGCGAAGCACTAACTTATACAGGCAGCGAAATCACTGGATTAGTAAATAGTGAGTATGTTCACAATACAGGTAAGGTCATGTTTGTTGATCATCGCAAGAAGATCGTGAGAAATATTGATCAAACCGAAGATATTAAAATAGTAATACAATTCTAATGGCAGATGTAACAATAACAGGTTTGCCTGGTGGGACTACTCCATCCGGCTCAGAATTAATAGTATTAGATCAGGGCGGATCGACTGTAAGATTATCTTTATCAGATATCTTTCTACAAGGTGGCGAAGAGACTTTAACCAGTTTCTCGTATGATAATAATACAAATGTATTTTCATACATTGCAGAAGATGGAAATTCTTCTGACATAAATTTTGGAGATGAATTTCTAACACAAGAGATAGGAACTGATTGGAATACAGGTACACCCCAAGGTAATGATAAACTCTATATTAAAAATATAGGTGCACACACTGATTACGATCCAATTGGATCTGGTTCTGATGTGGATAGTAATAATAATTATTTCTTGGATAAAGATGAATTTTCATTAGTCATCTCTGATAATGATAATAGTACAGATGGGCCAAATTCACATGGTATAGTATTATATAATTCATCTGGTACAGCCGGAAGTTTTGCACCAAGTATTTTATTCGCAAGTAAGGAGACTGGTTCCACTGATTTTAGAGCAGCGACTGCAGGAATTTATTGCCGAAGCCCACTTGGAGTTGGAGGAGTTGTAGGTGCAACTAGTGAATCAGATACTAATTATGGTGATGGTGAACTGATTTTTGCTACTTCGGGTCTATTAAATGATACTACGATTAATAGTAAAGGTTTAACACAAAGAATGGTAATTGATCGTTCTGGTAAGGTTGGTATTGGTGTCAGTAATCCAGCAGAAGCTTTAGATGTCAGTGGTAATATTAGTTCTAGTGGTAATATTAGTGCTAGTGGAGATGTTAGTGCAGGTGGAGATGTTATCGTGATTGGAACTGTTACAACATCTACTCCAACTAATAATGGTCATGCCACAACCAAGCTTTATGTAGATAATGCTATCACTGCTTCAAATTCTGTTGCAGCTACTCTTTTGGATGAAAGTGTAACTTTACCAAAGTTAGCTCCTCAGACTGATCAGACAATCATTGGTAATATATCGGGAGCATCTGCCTCGCCTGTTGAAGTGCCTATTGTGGGAGGCATACTTATTAATAATGATAGTCTAGGAACAGATGATACAAAGGGTGCAACCCAAGGTAGTGTTAAGGCTTATGTTGATTCAGAAATAGCGACTGTTAGTTCAACGATACCGACGGTCAATGATTATAAACCAAACATTGTACAAGTTGTTAAGACTAATAGCCAAGTTATAACCACCAATCCAAACAATCAATGGTTTGATATTCCCGGTCTTACAGCTAGTATTATCCCAAAGTACTCTAATTCCAAGATGTATGTTCAAGCTTCTGTTTCTGCTGCTGTAAATAATGCTTCATATTCAGTAATATTTAAATTACTTAGAGAGGTTCAGTCAGATTCTAGCCCGGAGGGATTCCGAGACATCCATGGTTCTTTAGGCGACCTCGATAATCTAAATAGACAAGCTACATTTGCAGTAGGCTACTACGGAGGATACGCAATGCAAACTGGTGGAATTAATTACCTTGATAATCCCAGTGTTCTGGATTCACCGAAAGTAGTATGGGTAACAACTAATACTTCTACTGGTGATGTGTTCGACACTGCATATTACTACGACGAAATCAATCAGTACTGGTATAATGGGAGAGATTTAGTGAATGGTGTCCCAACTCCTAACAACTCAGGCGGATATTTCCTCTGGAGTCAAGCAAATAACAGATGGCAATTTGGCGCGACCCTTAGTTATGCACAAGCCGGTTCGGCTTATTTAAGTCCAAGTCCTACTGAAGCTGAAGGCTTTTGGTCAATTGATGCCAATCAGAATTGGCTTGGGAATGCCTCAATAAGAGCCAGATGTAGAAGATTTTTGTATTCTACTAATCAAACCGACGAGACAATGACTGTAGGAGTACCTATTTCGTATAAGATTCAGTGTACGTGTGAGACAACCGTTGATATTTATATTAACAGATCGAATACAAAAGCTAGTGCAAATCATTCGCCCGTCGGAATTTCTACACTAACTATACAAGAAATGTATCAGTAATATTTCGTGATAGTGATCACAATTTAATACATTAATTTATTATAAATAATTGATATGTCAGAAAACACAATAAAAACTTATAGTGACCCACCATACAATGATGATTTTCATTCCATTGATCCAGCCACAGGAAAAACACCCGAAGAAAAAAATTATCTAAGGATTTTATATAAGCCTGGTGTTAGTGTTCAGTCACGAGAATTGAATCAGATGCAATCTGTGATTCAGTCTCAGATTGATAAATTTGGACAGGGAGTATTTTCTGATGGCGCATCAGTCATCGATGGCGAAAAGAATTTCGAAGATGATATCTATGCAATCGATGTAGAGTTCGATACAGCACCGGGTTCTGCAATCGATAATCTTATTATGATTAAGAATGGTGCCGGTAGCATAGACTCGACGCCTGCCCAGAGTGTTCTTGAAGCATCTATCATGAAGGCTGATCCAATTGGAACATCTGATACTGAATATAGACTTTTCATTCGTTATGAAAATTCAGTTCAAGATAATGATAATGAAAATATTAGAGAATTTTCTAATGATGATGTTATCTATGCTTTAGAAGACTTTGGTACGATTGCAGAAGCAAATGGTAGAATTGGTAAAATTACCTCTATCAAATATGCTGCCCTAGCCAAGGTAGAGAGTGGCGTTTTCTTTGTTAAGGGTGAGTTTGTCTTATGTGATGAGCAAGAAATCTACATGATTAAACCTAATAGAGACTATCTAATTAGTGGTAAAGTTGTCCTTGAAGTTATTGAAAGTGTAAAATCATCGGGCTCTGATCCCACACTTTTAGATAATGCCGCAGGAACACCGAATTTTAATGCGCCAGGCGCAGACAGATATGCAATAGAACTTGATCTAGCATTCATTAGTGATGACGCTACAGTTGCTGGTACTCAAACTGGTGATGATTATACTTTTATTAATGATAATAGTTCTGTGGTCATTGGTAAAAATAATGATATCATTGCACAAGGTTCATTTTCAGAGATATTGACAATTGTCCATAATAATATTCAAGAAAAATCAAAAACTATATTTTCCGATAATATTGAATCTACTTTGGCACGAAGAACTTCTGAAGAAAGTGGTGACTATGCAGTAAATCCATTTGTGATTGATATTCGTGAATATCTAAATGATACAACTGACTCAGAGAATAGAGGATTATTTACATCTGATCAAATTAAAACTTTTGGAATTGAAGTAGAAGTAGGAGATATTTCTGGTGTTGCACCAGATTCGAATACAAATATTGATCCTAGCTCAAGTGATACAATGGTTCATGATTATGGTAAATCTAGATTTGTCATTGGTATTGAACCCTCGGTGGCTTATGTTGAAGGATTTAGGATTGCTCCAGAATCAAGAGTAGATGTTCCAGTCCCGAAGGCAAGAACAACAGATAATAATGTTGAAGTATACACCACTGCTCGATTAGGAAATTATCTTGAGTGTGATGGATTTACAGGTGGCTTGCCTAATCTAGGTGAAACTCTCACTATTGGAAATATCACATCTAAGATAAGAGGATTAGAACTTGTAGGAGGAAAGTATAGATTATATCTTTATGATCTTAGTGGACCGATTGATCCAACCGCCACTACTGGAACTGCTACTTCTGGATTTTCTATTACTTTTACTGCGGCTGTTGGTTTACAAGATTCAGAATTTTCAAAATCCATCTTTGAATTGCCATATGATAATATCTCAGATGTAAGCAATACTGAATTTACACTAAGAGAAAAGAAAAATGGTATAATTGTTTCTGATGAAAATAAGATTCAGATTTCAGATCTTAACGCTAGATTCTTTGATGAGAGTGAGAACTCTTACATTGTTACCGATATCAATGGCAACATTGTTCCTATCGAAAGTGTATTGATTTCAGGTTCGAATAATAGTACAGTAACACTGACAATAAATGAAGATACACCACAACAATATATTGATGGTGATCAAATGGATGTGCTTCTTTCTTATAAAAGGAAATTGATTCACGCTACGAAATCTAGAACCGAGTTCAATGAAGTTTTCGCGGCAAATACTTTGACCAGTAATTTCACTGATCTTGCTAAGTTCGATGTTTTAAGTGTTGATACTGCAATATATACTGATGTATCGGATAGTAATAATCCCGTAGAATACGATATCACAAATGACATTGTAATTGATAATGGGCAGAGAGACGGCATCTATAAAAAATCAAAGATAAGATATACAGGTTCGGTCGATCTTTCAAATGGTGATGTTTCAGTTAAATATCATTATTTTCTTCGTAGTAGTGGAGATTTTTACAGTAGAAATTCATACTCAGTAGATTACGAAGATATTCCATCATACAATGATACTCGACTTTCAGATGTATTAGATTTTAGACCAGATGATGGTGCAACTGGTATAGCATTCATTGATCCAAATAGTGTTGTCGAAGCTACTGTAAGTTATTATCTCAATAGAATCGATAAAGTTATTGTTGATAATTTAGGCGAGTTCAGAGTTATAGCAGGTACACCTGCTCTTAATCCTAATGAACCAGAGACTCCAGAAAATTCTATGCATCTTTACACTGTTGATGTGCCTGCATTCACATTTGACATAAGAGACATTAACTCCAGATATGTTGATAATCGTGGATACACCATGCGAGATATTGGTGAGATTGAGCAAAGAGTTAAAAACATAGAATATCAGATGACATTATCTCTTCTTGAAAAAGAAGCATCTGGTAAACAAATTTTTGATACAGACGCACTATACGAAAGATTTAAAAATGGTGTCATTGTAGATAGTTTTAATGGTCATACTGTAGGTGATATAGATGATGCTGGATATCTATGTTCAATGGACCCAGAAGAGGGTATTTTAAGACCCCTATTTGATCAAGCAAATACAAGATTTATATTACAAGATGAGTTTTCTTCATACGGAGGCATAGCTTCCCTTGATTATGGAGACAATGAAATACCATTCATTGAACAACTGAAAGCAAGTACACACATGAGTGTCAATCCTTATGCCGTTGCAGCGTGGTGGGGAGAGGTTAAACTTTCACCATCATCTGATGAATGGAAAGAGACATCACAGAGACCAGACGTTGTTATCAATAGAGAAAATGATCCAGATGTTTTGAGAAGTATTGCAGATGCTACTAAAGCCCAAGGTACAAGATGGAATTCTTGGAGAACACAATGGGTAGGAAGATCAAGATGGGGTTGGGGAAGACGCTACTGGAGAGGAAGATGGTACAATGGAAGAGGAAGATATCGGAGAAACAGATGGTGGCGTAGATGGCATCTACATAGGGCATCACAAACAAGAGAAGGAGTTAGAACAACAGCATCCATTGAAACTGTAAGAAATGTTATCAATGAGAAAGTTGTTGATACTTCAGTTGTACCTTTCATTCGCTCAAGAAGAGTATATTTTCAGGGCAAGATGTTTAGACCTAATACCAAGATGTACATATACTTTGATGGCGTTGACATTAGTAAATATGCAACCTTGGCAGACTTTAAACAATATAGTGGTAATAGGGATATTCAAACATTCTTAGATAAAGAACCAACTACAATCTTTCAGCAATTAGAAGACTCAGACTCACCTTCGACAGGGCTGCCACCAAGACAAGAGATCATAACAGATATTCATGGTAATATCGAAGGCTTCTTTGTGATACCTAATAATGCTGCTCATAAGTTTAGGACTGGAGAAAGAAAAGTTGTATTTACAGATAGTGATGAGAATGATAGCACGGAGGCTACTACTAGTGCCACCGCAGATTATTCTGCTACTGGTGTAATGCAACATATGCAAAAAACTGTGGTATCGACACGAAAAGTCAAATTGACTGAGGAAAGAGTCACGCAAAGAAGAAATATCTGGAGATGGAATACTTGGTATTACAGACATAGAAGATATCGTCATAGGTACAATAGATATGGCCGCTACTACGGATATTATTATAATCAAAACTGGCGTAGAAGATGCTGGCGTGATCCCCTTGCACAATCATTCATGATTGGTGAAATTGAATCTGGTTTATATGCAACTTCATTAGATTTATACTTCCGTAATAAATCAGCAAATGTTCCACTTCAAATGTATATCGTCACAACAGATAATGGCTATCCTTCTCAAGAACAGGTGCCAGGCAGTGAAGTTACATTATTGCCGGAAGAAGTCGATGTGTCTGAGGATGCAAGCCTTCCAACTAAATTCAGATTCGAAACACCAATCTATCTAAAGCCTGGTGTAGAATATGCCATAGTTGTTCTTTCAAATGACGATGCTTATAGAATGTGGCTTTCCGATATTGGTAAAGATGATGTCTTGACAGGTGAATACATTGCTAAGAATCCATATACAGGTGTGATGTTTAAGTCACAAAATGCTTCGACATGGACAGCAGATCAGAATAAAGACTTCAAGTTTGCTTTCTATAGAGCTAGGTATCCTGTTGATACTCCAAGAGAACTAATCTTTGATACATTTGGAATTGGTGATGGTCTTGATTCACCACCTGATCCTAATAGTAATGGGCCTCTCTCATACTCACAATTGAGTGTTTTATCAGAATCAATAACACTTCCAGAGACATCGATTAATTATCAGTTAAGTACAGATGGTGGTAATAGTTATTATGATATAACAACGGATGAAGATATCTACAGATCAAGTGGAAACACATCTGTAACATCCGATAATGATATAAAACTCAAGGCTACATTATCAAGTGATTCTGAATATGTAACGCCTACCATTGATTTGGATCGAACATCATTGATATCCATTAAAAACTTAATCACCACTGAAACAGATTTATTAAATGATGATAGTCCTGTTGGAATTGATGGTGAACTTAGTCCTACACATGGGTCTGCAGTAGCAAGGTATCTTACAAGAGAAGTCGAACTTAATAAACCGGCTGATCAATTAAATATATATCTTAATATTATTCGACCCATTGAAGGTTCTAATATAAAAGTCTACGCCAGATTTAAGACTGGAGAAGAAGATATCAAAAATCTTGATTATATAGAAATATCTCCAAAAAAAGTAATTCCAATTGGTGGTGAAGACTTCGAAGAAATTTTATTCGAAAGTGCAAGTAATCTAGATAGTTACCAATCATTTCAAGTTAAAATTGTATTGGTTTCAAATGAACATGAAAATGTTCCAACTGTAAAAGATTTTAGAGCAATTGCCACTACTTAAATGCAAGAAGATTACATTAAAATTGAAGATCACGATTCTTTAGTTAAGAGCCTTAAATCTTCTGCTATAATATCAATTGATGATGCGGCATATGAGACCGCATTAAGGAGAAGAAAAAGTTCTAAAAAAGTTAAGCAGATAGAAAAAGATATAAGTGAACTTAAAACAATGATGTCAATCATTATACAAAAATTAGATAAATAGAAACATGGTATATTTAAGTTTAGACAAAGCATATATTGCAGCTGGCGAATCTTTTAAACTCGGTTTAACTGATGCTACACCAGATGCCTCTTCGCCATCATCATACAGTTACACAATAACTGGAGAAGGTGTTACCACTGATCATTTTGTCGGAGAGACATCACTGAGTGGCAATATACAATTGGGTGTTAATAATACAGGATTTAAGACTTTTGTAACAACAGCAGATTTTCCTGCGGGTGATAATTCTCTTGATCTTACACTATCTTCTGGAAGTACTAGTGTAACATTGAAAGTATATTCATCAAATCATTATCAAACACTTAATACAAAGATTGATCTGACTGATACATTTGATACATGGAGAAAGAAGACCAATTCATTTGTAGCCAGACTTGATAGTTTAGAAAGTGGTACTAGTGATATTAAGGCGCAGACCCTAATTGGTAATGGGATATCTGATACTTATGTATTAAATTTTCAAGTGGTTGGAGCGAATCCATATTTCTTTGATATAAACATTGATGGTATTACTCAAAATCCATTTGATGCTTATACAATCGATGGAACATCTAATTCTATTGTATTCACTGATACACCACCAGCCGATTCTGTAATTTCTGTTCTTCATAAATTTGCAATTGGTGCAACTTTTAAGGAAATCACTGAAGACTTTGATGTAGGAGGTACTCTACGTGTGGGTGAAGAACTCTTCATTGATACTCAATTAACTAATGTTAATGTAGGCACAACCTTGACAGACTTTGGAAGTCGTATTAATCAATTAGAAGATGAGACTGCTACTGTTCAGACCATGACTATTACTGCTGCTGGTGGTACTACATCTTCTTATGTATTAGGTTTTACAGTAGACACTGAAAATCCATATTTCTTTCATGTAAATATTGATGGTATCACTCAAAACCCTGCAGATGCTTATACGATTACGGAAAGTAGTAATACAATTGTATTCTCTGAAGTGCCTCCCACTGATTCTGTAATTTCTATAATTCATCACTCTTTTACAGAAATTACGAATGATCTTTCTGTGGCAGGAGATGTTTTTGTTACTGATAAGATTACACATACTGGAGATGAAAATACATCTTTAAGATTTCCTGCTGATGATACAGTTGCAATTGAAACTGATGGAGTCGAAAGATTAAGAGTCAACTCTACTGGTGAAATTGGTATTGGTAAGACTGCTACTACAGGAGTTGAATTAGATGTTAATGGTAATATCGTAGCAAGTGGAACCGTAATTGGTGCAACACCTACCGAAAATACACATTTAACTACAAAGTCTTATGTTGATACGGCTGTTGCAGGAATAGTTGATTCGGCGCCTGAAGCACTGAATACACTAAATGAAATAGCTGAAGCATTGAATGATTCTCCTGGGCAGATTGATAACATATTAACTGCAGTAGGAGAAAGATTAGTCATAGCAAATAATCTATCAGATTTAAATAATACTGCTACCGCAAGAACTAATTTAGGATTAGGTAATGTTGATGATACAACTGATGCGGGTAAACCAGTTTCAAGCGCGCAACAAACTGCATTAAATTTAAAAGCAGATAAAGAATCTCCAACTTTTACTGGAAATATACTATTAGAAAATTCAACTAATACTAATAAAACATTAATTAAACAGAAATCTTACGGAGTAAATGGTTCGTTTCAACTCCAAAGAGGAACTTCATCTGATGAAAGCCTAAGTACTTTTTGGGAGGGCTCGAGTGCTGAAAATCTTGTTATTCGACAATATTTTGAAGGAAACCAAGAGGGTCAAATAAAATTCTTAGGAGATACTCCTAATGGATCAAACACTCTAAGACTAGATGCTAAAAATATAGATGTCGGTTTTAGTAATACTGACTTGACAAAAATATTTAGCAATACTAACATTGTTTCTAATAAAAAGTTAGTGTTTACTGACACTCGCACTAATGATCACGGACTACAGTTTAATCATTCTGGAGCTTCTGAATTAGTGCAGATGGGAATGTATGGTTCTTATGGTGATTCTAATATTGGTGAATTCAAAATAACACATAAAATTGGAGCTTCTGCAAATACAGATGTATTGAGTATAGCGCCTGAAGCAGCCAAAGTTACGATACACAAGCAGCTTAATATTAAAAATATACTCGTCTTTGCTGATAATACAGCCGCGAATGCTGGAGGATTGCTAGATGGCGATGTTTATAGAACATCAACTGGAGAGTTGAGGATATTTTACTCGTAATCTTAGTAAATCAAATTCAAGACAAATACCAATCTTATAAATAATTATTATGTCAGAAACATTTTCAAAAATAATTTTAACAAAAAGTGGTGTCTCACAGGCTCAGCCAGCGGCTGCAGATTTAGATTATGGTGAACTTGCTATTAATTATAGTGATGGAAGACTTTTCTTTAAGGATAGTGATAACACAATCACTACGATAGCATCGAGTCAAGAGTTATCTAGCCTCAATTCACACAAGAATAATATAAATAATCCTCATAATGTTACGGCGTCTCAATTGGGATTACAAAACTTTGTAGACTTATCGCCTAGCACTTTGGAAACATCACAAACTACATTACTAGCTTTGGCTGAAAAAGCAGATCAAAGCGAGACTTATACTAAAGCCGAAGTTGATGCAAATATTTCCAGTGGAATTACTGATAAGATAACACTTGATAATCTAAGTGTTGGGCCAACCGAACAACCTAATGGTAATGGTGCATTATCTTATGATCCACTGAATGGTGAATTCACATATACTCCGCCTGCCCTTGATACCGAGTTCTTTCGTGAAAGTATAAGTGTTGGAGCAACCGCGGCTCCAAATGGTGGTGGTGGTCTTACATATAATAATAGTAATGGTGAATTCACATACACTCCGCCGGGAGTTAGCGATCTGACATCCATATCTGTTGCATCCCAAGCCAGTCCTTTAGGTAATGGTGGGATTGCATTTAATAGTTCTAATGGTGAATTAACATATACTCCACCCGTTATAAACAGCTTAACCAATCTAGGAGACGTAGATTTCGGTAGCAACAAGATTTTGTATTCTAATCATTATGCTACTACAAACGATCTACCAAGTGCTTCTACATATCATGGTATGTTTGCCCACGTTCATTCAACGGGTAAAGGATATTTTGCACACGCAGGTAATTGGGTAGAACTTGCAAATTATTCTGATATTCCAAATGGACTTAATGGTCTTGGCGAAGTCATTAATGAAGATAGATTCATTGTATCGACTGGTACTGGAGCATTTGAATATCAATCAGGTACTACTGTGAGAGATAGTCTCGGATTAGGTGTGGATGATACTCCAGAATTTGATGGAATTGATTTGGATGGTGGTGACTTAGTCTTAGATATTGTAGGTAATACTAAGATAACTACTTCAGGTCCTCCTAATCAGATTGATTTTGAGTTTGATGATGGTCTGAATACTAATACAAGTGAGTCTAAATTACAGATATCATATGATGTGGTAAATGGTAATGGGGCAATTGCTCCAACCACAAATGATGATATTGATTTGGGTTCTAGTAGTAGTAAATTTAGAACTTTACATGCCGACTCTATAGAGTTATCTGATCTGATTGTAACTGGTGGTAGTTTAGGTTTTTACGGCACTGCCGGACAAAATCAACCCGATACCAACAGCGGGAGTGCAACACACGTTTCTAACACTACGTTCGGCAGCTCAAGTGTAAATATAAATGATACATTTGATGGATATACATTATCACAAGTTGTTAGGGCTCTAAGAGATTTAGGTTTATTGGCTTAATATAATCTTATAAATAGTTATATGGCTTCATATAAAAATTTATTCATCGATCAAGGATCGGATTTTAATGTCACTATTGATCTTGATCCAATAGTTGGTTCATTAGTTTTGACCAATTATTTGGGAGTAGGACAGATCAGAAAGACATACAATTCAATTACAAAGACTGATTTTACGATCACACTTGATACGATTAATAAAAAGTTAGTCTGTAATCTCGACTCGACTAAAACAGCCGCATTGAAGCAAGGGAGATATCTTTATGATATTGAAATACATTCACCCGATTCTCCTTCAATCATCACAAGAGTGATTGAAGGACAAGTAGAAGTCACGCCTCGTGTGACAATTGTAACATAATATAACTAGAGATATGGCTAAACCAAATTCAAGACAAGATTTAATTGACTATTGCATGCGCTCCTTGGGTGCACCAGTGATCGAAATCAATGTGGATGAAGATCAAGTTTCTGATCGTATAGATGAGGCAATTCAATTTTATCAAGAATACCATTCAGATGCCGTTGTCAGAACTTATCTCAAACATAAGATTACGCAGGATGATATAGATAATCGATATATCACTCTACCAGATGAGTTGCTTTTTGTGAATAGAATTTTTCCTATTGATGGTGGAACAACTGGTACAGGAATGTTCTCAGTAGACTATCAGATTCATCTTAATGATATATTTGATCTGAATAATGTCGCTGGAGGATTGCTAAACTACGAGATGACTCAGCAGTATCTTTCATTAATCGACCGACAGATTAGTGGTATGCAACACATCTCGACATTTACAAGACATGCTAATAGATTGGCAATTGAAATTGATTGGGCTGCTAATCTTTCTGTTGATACATATATTATTGTTGAGGGTTATCAATCACTCAATCCAGAAACATATACAGAGGTTTATAATGATAGATTCCTCAAAAAATATACCACTGCTCTTATTAAAAGACAATGGGGACTGAATCTAATTAAATTTGAAGGTATGCAACTTCCGGGCGGAGTTACTTTAAATGGTCGCCAAATTTATGACGACGCTGTACAAGATATTGAAAAGATTGAAGAACAGATGCAACTTACCTACGAGATGCCTCCTCACTTCTTTGTTGGGTAATATATTATGCCAAGAAATCAATATTTCAGTTTGGGCACAACGTCTGAGAAGAGCCTCTATGAAGATATAGTCATAGAAGGTCTTCGCATATACGGTCATGATGTCTATTATCTTCCAAGGACAATCATCAATAAAGATGGTGTTTTCAATGAAGCTGCTTTAAATGAATTTGGTGAAGCCTTCCAAGTTGAAATGTATGTTGAAAATATTGACGGTTTCGAAGGAGAAGGAGACATACTTTCTAAGTTTGGTTTAGAAATGAGAGATCAAATGAAACTTGTTGTTTCCAATCGTAGATGGGAGCAGCTCGTGGGAAGATTTCAACCTAATGCTGAAGCTAGACCTCAAGAAGGTGATCTAATCTACTTTCCACTCGTAAAAGGATTATTTGAAATTCGTTATGTTGAAGAGGAAACACCATTCTATCAGTTACAAAATATTCCAACATTCAAATTGAGTTGTGAATTATTTGAATATAGTAATGAAGCAATTGATACTGGAGTTGAAGAGATTGATGTATTTGAAACTAAATTTGCAAGTAGGACTACTCTTACATTAGGAACAGGAACAGGAACATTTGCCACAGGAGAAGATGTCACACAAACAGTTTCTTCTCTAACCATAAGTGGAGAAGTCGCTGAACTAAGAACTAATGAAATTGATTTAGTTGGTATTACATCAAGTGATGGTACTAATGTATCCTTTAGTGTAACAGGAGGCTCTAATGGTGATCTAGTAGGTTCGACAAGTGGCGCGTCTTATGCAATTCTATCACGAGATTCTGACTTTAAAAATATAGATGACATTGATCCATTTGCAGATAATGAAGAAATAGAATCCTTTGTAAGAGAAGGTAACTTCATAGATTTTAGTGAAACAAATCCATTTGGAATACCAGACACAACATTATAATGCTTACAGGAACACACTTTTATAATCAGACACTTAAGAAATCTGTTTCAGTTTTTGGAACGATCTTCAATAATATTCGTATAGTTAAACATGGCGGAGTTGAGGAAAGAGTACCAATTTCATATGGACCGAGACAAAAGTTTTTGGCTAGACTTGAGCAGTCAAGTAGTAGAGATGAGCATATTGCAATAAAGGTGCCCAGAATGAGTTTTGAGATTACTGATCTATCTTACGATTCTTCAATCAGTCTTAATAAGATGAATAAGACATATCATTCATCTTCTGATTCATTTATTTCTAGAGATTCTCTAAGTCAAAGTGTGCCATATACTTTGTCTATTGAATTAAATATAATTTCGAAGACTCAAGATGAGGCTCTTCAGATAGTTGAACAGATTTTACCTACATTTACACCAGAATATACTGTAGGAATTACTAATATGAATGGGCCTGATAAAACGGTCGATGTTCCTATTATATTAAATAGTGTTTCTATTCCTAACGAATATGAAGGTGATTTTGAATCCAGAGGTACTATAATTTATACATTAAGTTTTACAATGAAAGTAAGATTCATTGGACCAATTGCACCGAAGGCTATCATACGAGATGTTTCGACAAACTTATTTGGTGACATAAAAGAAGATGGTGAACAGACTCCTATTGGTCGAGTAAAAACTGAACTGGGTTCATCTAGTGATACTCCTTTTGATTTTACAACAATTACAACATTTGGCTTTGATGATGATTCTCCGTAATGAAAACACAAAAAGATATTTTAGCTGCACTTGAAACAAACCTTCCACAACAACTAAAAAAGATAAAAACTGAGGTAGCTCAGACAGAAATCGTCGTTGATACTGAGGAAGATTATATTTATTCAAGAGAAAAGATTAAAGAATTAATCGAAAAGGCAGAAGAAGCTATCGATACTATGATGGCTCTTGCAAGTGAGACTGAACATCCTAGAGCCTTCGAAGTGCTTTCTGGAATGTTTAAGACTACTACTGATATGATGGATCAACTTATAACTTTACAAAAGAAGAGAAAAGAATTAACACAATCAGAAGAACAAAAAGCCATCGCTTCTGGTAGTACTACAAATAATGCAATCTTTGTTGGTTCTACAACTGAACTACAAAAGTTTTTGAGTAAGAATAATAATGCTGATTAATGGTGAAAAAGGTTACCTCGGCAATAATTTAGTTAAGCGCGATGGTGTAAAAGATAGCTTCACAAAAGAGGAAGTTGGGGAATATGTAAAGTGCATGAAAGACCCAATATACTTTGCAGAGAAGTATATTAAGGTCATCTCACTTGATGATGGACTGGTTGAATTTAAACCTTATGATTATCAAGAAAGAATGTTTAATCATTTTAATGATAATAGATTCTCCATTGTTCTTGCTTGCCGCCAATCAGGCAAATCTATAAGTACAGTAATTTATATTCTATGGTATGCAGTATTTCATCCAGAAAAGACTATTGCTATTCTAGCCAATAAAGGTGCCACTGCAAGAGAGATGTTATCTCGTGTTACACTTGCCCTTGAGAATCTTCCATTCTTTCTTCAGCCAGGATGTAAGGCATTAAATAAAGGTAATATCACATTTGCAAATAATACAAAGATCATTGCAGCTGCTACATC